CTATTGAATTAGTAGACAGGATAGGTTGGTAACATGGGACAAGTAATAGGAATTGTATTTGGGATACTATTTTTCTTTATAGCACTACCACTTATAGCTTTAGCTGGATGGATTGCAAAGATAGTTATAACAGCAGTAATAGAAACGTGTAGAGAGTTTAGGAGTATGCGATGAGTGATAGAGAACCTGTTGATTTAAAGCCAATAGCAGATAGTCTATTCTGGTTAGGATTATTTGCTTTAATAGCATTTGGATGGTGGATAAACAGATGAAAAATATAGAACTCTTACAATATGCTATAGCAGTTGCTCAAGAAAACGGATTTGACGAAAAAGGATTAGGGCCATATGAACTTGCCTCAAATGTATACTTTAATGAGGATGGAATGTCACTATTTGATTTAATATACAGACATGATTTTGCTAAAGCTCTATGGGGTAACGAATGGATGCCTGGATGGTTAATGAATAGAATGCGAGAATATGGTCGGGGTGACGTTATGCATAGTTGGCAAATGGGGCCTGAGCCATGGAAGTACCATCTTCAACAAATGGTAATAGCAAAAGACCCAATAAGGTATCTATCAGAAAACATTTAGTATACTAAGGTTAAATGAAAGTTAAACCTCATAGACTTACTAAGCAAGAGAAACAATATAAACAACTCATGTCAGAGTGTTTAGAGTTAATAAACAAAGCAAAGCAACAGAGGCGTGAGAAAGGGATAAAACAGTGGTTAAAAAATCATATAAAAATAGGAAACTTACTAAAAAAGAAGAGCTAGATATTTCTACAATGGTATACTTCATACCTTCTAACTCAAAGCATAGAATCTATAAGAACGATAAAATAAAAATGGCTGAATTGAGTTCTAAAGGTATACAGCCTGACATGATCACTAAAGGTTTTTCTCTACTAAAGTGGGGTAAAACATACAGAGATGAACAAATAACATCTTATAAAAGAGATATTCAACTTGGCCTATTTACTAAATACGAAATACTGCAAGGAATAGCACCAAGATTCAGGGATTGGCTATGGAATAAAATAAAAGATACAACATATGATGTTGATTACAAGACTTCAAATGTACTAATAGAGATGTATAAACGAGACAGATTATGACAATGGAAAAAATGAACGATGGAAATGTAAAGTTTAAAAGAGGAGACAAAGTGGTAGATTGGAGAGGTCTTAAAGGTATTGTGCTAGGGCCAGAAGATTTTGATGGCTATGAGTACAATAGACCATCGGACAAATGGGAGCTAGTTAAATGGGATATTCCAAACAGCAATAATGCATGGACTGGTAACATTTGGTTTAACAAAAAAGAAACTTTCTTACAAAGACTCAAGCGCCTCTTTTCTTTTCGTAAACATTAGTGGTAAGATAAGGACATCATGACAGAGCAGAATAATTCTACAACTCTGGACAAGAAGCAGCAAGTTATTGAAGTGCTAAATCTTATCGAGGGTGGAAAAACAGAGCGTAAGGCTTGCGAGATAGTAGGCATTAATAGAAGTACCTTTAGGACTACTGCTCTTAGAGAACAGATGGGCGACCACTACGCGAGAGCATTAGAGGGGCTAGCACTGGATCAGATTGAAAAGCTTGAAGTTACTATTGAAGATATGCGATCAGGTAAGATAGATGCAGCAATGGCACGTGTCGAAGTAGATGCACGTAAATGGTTTGCATCTAAGTTCTTACCTAAAAGGTTTGGCGATAAGCTAGACATGACTACTAACGGCAAAGACTTACCTACCCCTATTCTTGGTGGATTGACTAACCAAAATACCAACGATGATACTGATGACAGACAGACGTCTTAGCTATAAAATAAAAATGATATTCAGGCGTATCAATTGCGCTATCTTTGGGCATTGGTATACCTTTTTAGGCGAATGTACGGACTGTGGTAAGAGAGTAGTTTAATGCAATACGTTGCTACTACAGCAGTACAAAAGCTCATAAAGCTACGTAAACGCATTAAAGGCGTAGCGGGTGGTACGAGTGCTTCTAAGACTATTTCTATCGAACAGATATTGATTGATAAAGCACAGTCTGACAAAGTACCAACACTTACTTCTATTGTCTCAGAGTCTATGCCTCACCTTCGTCGTGGTGCTATGAGGGACTTTCTTAACATCATGCAAGGTCATGGCTACTACAAAGATGCGCTATGGAACAAGTCAACATATACTTACACGTTTGAGACTGGTAGCAAGATAGAGTTCTTTTCTATCGACCAACCTAGCAAGGTACGAGGGCCTAGGCGTGACAGGCTTTATATCAATGAAGCTAACAACGTGCCGCTAGAAGCCTTTGACCAGCTAGAGGTGCGTACTAAGGATGAGATATGGTTAGACTGGAACCCTACTAATGAGTTCTGGTGGTACTCAGACGTCATGCCGACACGCGACGTAGATTTTGAAACACTGACCTACTTAGATAACGAAGGACTTCCAGATAGTATCGTGGCATCAATTGAAGCGCGTAAGAACAACAAAGCCTGGTGGGACGTATACGGGCTTGGACAGTTAGGTGAAGTTGAAGGCAAGATATTTACAGGTTGGCAGATAATTGATGAGATACCACACGAGGCAAGACTAGAACGACGCGGCTTAGACTTCGGATACTCTAATGACCCTAGTGTGGTTGTAGATGTGTACTCTTATAACGGTGGTATTATCCTAGATGAACAGCTATATCAAAAAGGAATGAGCAATAAACAAATAGCAGACTTGCTAAAGAATCTACCTGCTGCAAACACTATTGTTGTAGCTGACTCATCAGAGCCTAAAAGTATTGATGAGCTATCTTCTTATGGTGTTAACGTAATACCAGCTAACAAAGGCCAAGGCTCAGTCCTACAAGGTATACAAAAGCTACAAGATCAACAGGTGAGTATCACTAAACGTTCACTCAACGGCATTAAAGAGTACCGTAACTACATGTGGCTCACCGATAAGAATGGCAAGATACTCAACACACCTATGGACCTATGGAATCACCTTATGGACGCAACACGCTATGCCAATGAGACTCTCAAGCCTACATCAGGAGTACCAAGAATACACAGAAGTGCATGGGTAGCAAGAGCAAAACACAGCAGACCACTATAAATACACTAGACAAACGATTAAAACTAAAGCATTATATAACTACATGGCAAAGTCTACTAAAATAAATGTCAAGAACGAAGTATTAGCTAAAACTAAGAAGCGTTTTGACGACTCTTGGAACTATGCAAAAGACTCATGGCACTACCGATGGGAACGTGACTGGAAGCTTTATAACAACCAACGCGTACGTAAGTCATATGATGGCGGATTAACCGACACCTTTGTACCGATGGTATTCTCTACTGTGGAAACTATGGCAGCGGCTCTTGGTAACTCACGACCACGCTTTGATTGGACACCAGTTGACCCAATGCAACAGAAGAAGATTGAACCCCTCAACTCATTACTTGATGACTTCTGGGAAGCTGACCGATGGGACGTAAAAATCTACGAGGCAGAGAAGGAGAACCTCAAAGTAGGTTCTGCTGCTATGTTCTTCTATTGGGATATAGACCGCCCACGAATGATTCACTTCTCTATTCGTGACGCTATTATCGACCCTACAGCTACTAGTCCTGAGAACCTAGGATACGCTGGACGACGTTACTACTCTACGTTAGACGACCTAAAGACATATGAAGTCGTTGACATAGATGAGAAGTCTAAGACGAACGGTGAGCTAATTCCACGCTTCAACCTTCCTACTGATGAAGAAATCGGCTCAATGAAGAAGGACGATACCGACCAGGATATTAAGAACATGTTTATGGGTTCTACTATGCCTGACGCTGCTGACCACCAAGTAGAGATTATCGAGATATGGGATTATGACCGCGTTGTTACTATGCTTAATCGCAAGTTTATCATCGAGGATATTGAGAACCCTTACAAGATCCAAGCGAAAGAACGCGGCGACAAGAACCCTAAGGGGCTACTTCCTTTCGTATTTCTACGCAACTACACTGATGTATCTTTGTTCTACGGTAAGAGTGAGATTGAACCTATCGCAGCACTTCAAGAGCGTCTCAATGACATGGACAATCAAGAAGGTGATTACATCATCAAACAACTTGCACCTCAACGCTGGTTAGACCCTGTGAATGAGGATTGGCTTGATCTTATCAACAACGACCCTGACACCGTTTATCCGTTTAAAGATGGCACGATGGGCTTCTACTCACCTCCTATTCTTCCTGCGAACTCATTTAACGAGCGCATGAACATCAAGAACGAGATACGTGAGACTACAGCTATTGACCAAGTAGCGAAGGGTGCGGCCAACGTCAAGAACACCACCGCTACAGAGGTAAACGCGCAACTCAACCAGGCTTCACAGCGTATTGAGATTAAAGCCCGTATGCTTGAAAAAGACGGCTTCTTCTACATGGGGCAGCTACTCTTTAGAATGATTCAACTCTACATCACAGAGCCTATGGTGGTATCAGCTGAGGGAATGGAAGCACTAGAGCCTACAGAGATAGAAGGCAAAAACGGGGAAATGGTTGAGCTACCTTCTAACACTCAGGTATTTGATCCTGCTGATTACACGGGCGATTGGGTTCCTAACGTATCACTTGAGATTGATAGCGAGAATAAGAAAGCTAACAGTAAGAAAGAAAACTTACAGGCTTACCAGATTCTTATACAAGACCCTACTAATAACTTAGATGAGATCAAAAAGATTCTCCTTCCTAAGATTTTTGACCTATCACAAGAGGATATTGATGCTATCATTACACCGCCTGAACCAGCGCCAGTAGACCCTAACGCATTACCTGCTGACCCTGCACTTGATCCTACTGCTATGTCTGAAGCGCCACAACTACCGCCTATGCCACAAGGAGCGTTCTAATGGCTGATAACTCACTAGCTATCGCTAACATGGCCACTCAGTTCGCACAAAGCGAATGGGGAAAGCACTATGTGGCGCGTTTAGAGCGCATTAGAGACGAGTATAGAAAGAAAGCAGGCCTACTTACCATTACAGCCGATGAAAGTCGCGCATACTCAGTTAAAGCTACTGCATATGATGATGAGATTTCTTACTTCCAGACCGCGCAGACTATCGTATCAAGCCCTAACCTAGTTAAGATGTTGAAAGATAAGTTGAAATCTAAAGGAGATCAGACGGTTTAAGCAGTGCTATTGGGGTGTAACTTTATACAAAATAATTACCCGTCCAAAGTGATTATGTTGCACCTCATTAGCACCCCTTAAAAGGTGCAGCAAACAATTAAGGAGCAGAATATGCAAGATGACACTACACCCGAAGTAGAATCTACTGTAGTAACTGGCGTTGAAGAGACACAACCAGAGACTGTAGATACTGAAACGGCAGTCGATACCGAGCAAGAGACACCAGAAGCTTCCGAAGATGAGCCTGAGCAATCAGACACCTCAGCAGAAGAAGATTTAAGCGATTGGGCAGCGAAAAAAGGTATTGACCTATCTACCCCAGAAGGACAGGCGAAAGCCCTCAAGTCCATGCGGGAATCAGAAAAATCATTCCATGCCAAAGCACAACAAGCCAGTGAACTAGAAAAGCAGCTAACTAACCCAGTATCAGACCCTGACGCGAGCCAAGCAGAACAGGCATTAGCCATTGCTACGCAACTACAAAACGAGAAGGTTATCCGAAACTGGAAGGAAGCAAACAACGTTACACCAGAAGAAGATGCAGCAATGGGAGAGTACGCAAAGTCTAATCCACGTGCAGCAGAACTTTTGACTAACGGCTTACTAACACTTGATGAGTTCCGTGCAATTGCAGTCCCAGCGCAGAAGATAGATAAAGACTCTATCAGAAAAGAAGGTGGACAGGAAGCACTTAAAAAGCTTGCAAACAAACAACTCGCTACGGCAGTTAAAGGTGGAGCAAGTTCAGCGCAGACCTCTACAGCTTTAAACAGGGACAACGTAGAACAATGGTACGCTAGCTTAGGCGCAGAAGGTCGTCAAGACCCTGCTAATCAGGCAACTTTGCAACGCATTTTGACTCAGTAGCATTTAACTATTGGAGAATCACATGCCACTCGGAACTGGAAACCAGACGATCACTACCACGACTCAGTTTGCGCCATCAATTTGGGCGAACGATGTTATGGACATCCTAAAGTCTAACTTGATCTTAGTTGATCGTGTTAAGCACTTTGACGCAGAAGTATCAGACAAAGGTAAGAGCCTTGTTGTTCCTTACGTACAGTCAGCAGTTGCAAACGTTAAGCTACCTAACACACAGGTTACCCTTAACGGTCAAACAGCTACATCTGTTACGATCAACATCGACCAACACTACGAAAGCTCATAC